TGTCCCGACATGGGGAGCATCATCGTAAAACTTAAAATCTTTTAGTCCTGATCCGCTACAGGTTTCACAGGCTTCTTTCATGTCTCCGTTATCGTCAAACATACCCCAACGTATACCGTATTTATCATCCATTAACTATTCTCCTTTGTGACAATTGTTGTTAGTTTATTTAAGTACCACGTAGCCTTATTTAAGTCCTCTACTTGCTTGCCCTTATAGTCGTAGCGCCAAAGGTATTTCATACAGTTGCCCTTGAGATACCCCTTGAAAGCTACGCTAGACATTGACTCTTCAATGGCTTCGATGCATTCAATGTTGCCAGTGTTGTAGTGCTTTGGATTGTTGACAACATCCTCACTTAGTGTATGTGCTTCTTGCATAGCCATGTCAACGTAAGGCTTGTAAGGCTCAAGTGCAGGATGTTCTTTAGCTACTCTATCCCAATCTGCGGGTGTTGCATCATTTAATCTTTTCATGTGCTATCTCTTCGTATAAGTTAATTGTAGGTTCTTTGCGCCTAGTATCTTTTAATTTAGAAGAAGAACTAATCTTCTTGAACTTCTTCTTTCTTAAAAACCTATCGCGCCTCTCGTCTTTTCTATTGAAGTCAGTCAAAACTCTCCCTCTTCTTGGGGTTAATCCAACTATCAGGGATGGTGTCTTCGCTAAACCATCTGAAGTTGTTAGCACTTGCCCACTCACCGTGGCTTCTTTTAGTGCCGTCTTTTCTACGTTTAGCTTGTGGCATTGGCGCACTTGGATTCGCAAACAGAAACACTAACTCTGTATCTTCGGGCAGTGTCTTACTAATCCAGATGTACTTGCTAAACTCTGCGTAGTCCCAGAACCTACCCTTAGCTTCAAGCAGAATCTTCTTGCCCTCAACCTCGCGGATAAAGTCTGGGTGATAGTTATGCTCAACGGTGTAAGGAACTTTGTCGGTGTGGAAACTCCAACCATCAAGGATGCCTGAATGTAATTCATACTCCCAGTTAGAGTCGTAACCTTTAACAAGATTCTTTTCTACAGGACGCTTGACTCGTTGTTTGCGGTAGCCCTTCTTAATCTTATTCAATGGAGTACAGCCTCCCTGCGCTCTAACTCCGCATCTATCAAGAGCCGCAAGTCTTCTAGAAACTCGTTGTCTATATCTGTAATAGAGTTATCACTGTTGAATAAGAAACTTCCTGTAGCTATGATCATTTCTTCAATGTTCATTTTACTTCTCCTATTGTGATAGTTTCTATTACGCGGTGGGGGTTTGATTTAATAATCTTAGTTATCTTATTACAGACCCACTTAGGATGATAGGCGTTAAGATGCATAGTTCTTTGCGCCATGTAGTGAGTCTGCTCAGGCATAAAGTTTTTATAGTTATCAACAGTAACGCCCTGTCCTTCTTCTTCACTGAGCAACGAGCGCAACCAATCAACTATAATAACGCCTGAGTGCTTCCTAATCCGCTTAGCTTTCTTGCCATTCATACTAGTAGTTCCTCTACTTTAGGTTCGACTACAACTTCTGTCAAGTATGCGAGTCCGTTTGAGTATTTAAAGGTACGTAAACCCTGTCCATCGTTAGCATCTTTGTAGCATTCGTGCTTGTACTTACACCAACTACAACCCTTTGGAAGTTTCATGTTACCTTTCTTGCCATCAGGTATGGGAGTATAACATAATTCTGGGGGCGAGTCAAGCTCTAATGCAGGCAATAGCTGACTAATAGAAGTTTTAATGTTGGGCTTATCAAGATCGTCAGGCACGTACATACACAACTCACCGCTCTCTTTGTTCAATACCAAGAACCCGCCATTGTCAGTACCCTCTGCCGCCTCGTAGCCCGCAAGCTGACCAAGGTATCCGAAAGGATCGTCTTGTGATAAGCGTCCGTCCTTGAACTTGTTAAACGCAAAGCGAGATGCGGTCTTAACATCCACCACTTCACCATTTATCTTACAGTCCATGTGGCCTACGATGCCTTTAACTTCAACTTCTTTTTGCTCGTCTGTTACTTTGTGGCCGGACATCCGCACAAGCATCAACACAATCTCTTCAAGCAAGTGGCCGTACAGGAACTTGATTTGTGTTGGCCCATCAATACCGCCACGCCCCGCAGGGTCACGCTTCTCATACCACAACTGACGCGATGGTTTTCCTACATTAGACATACGAACCGTGAAGTCTTTGTTGCGATCAGAAGGAACTGCCCAAGACATCAGAGCTTCTTTAATTCCAACAAGAGTGTTGTCAATATCTTCTTCTGTTAGCGGCAAAGGCTTACCGTCTGATAGTCCTTCAAGGTGTTTGTAAATGTCAGGTACTATAGTATTAAGCTTCATGCTGAACGTCCTTTATATTTTTAATTACATTCTTTATAGTTTTAAGGTTTGTTTTAAACCACTCGTTAGCGTGTTCAATCTTATTTTCTTTTAGCGCGGAGTGAACGAGTCTCTCAGCTTCTCGCCTGTCTTCAAAGTATTTAGAATAAGAAACCTTATAATCTCTAAAGGGCGAGGAGGTTTGATACCCTGAACATCTGTCCTTAGCGTCAACAGCCATGCCAACTTTGAACCAACCTTTCCACGCGGGGTTTGAGATAATATACACGTAGCCTCCTAAGATAGTGTTGTACTCTGCCCTGTGTCTACGCCCAAGTAGCTTAGCTAAAAGCCTTGGGCTTGGCTGTACTCCTTCTCTGTACTTTTTCTTAATTGTATTCTCTGTCCTGCGTATGTCGTAACAGTCTATACACTTATAGTGTTTCTTACCTACAAAAGAAGACCACCAGTTAACAGGCGTTTCAAGCACTACCCCACACTCTATACAGTTTTTAGTAGTAAGTTTCATTATAGTATTCCTCAGTGTCAATTATTTCGTAATCATTATCGTCTTCAAAAGTTTCGAGCTTTAGTGGAACTACTTCTTTGTCTCCTGTGTGTACTGTTACCCGACCTGACACTAAGTATATACACTCTATCAAAACAATTTCATTGTGTTGTACTACTCGTATAACAGTCATGGGTGATTTTCCTCTGGGGAGCCTGAAGAGGCCGCCCCTAGAAGTATTATATTTAAGATGGACATAGTTTTGAAGCTCCACTACTTTAGGTTTAATGTGTTTCACTCCAGTTCTCCCCGACTTTATAGTCTCCGTCCAGTGGACAATTTAAATTAAACATACACCCTGCTTCTTTAATAGCTTGAACACCTAGCTTACCAACCTCTACTGCATCATCAAGGTGGCATTCTATCTGCCATTCATCGTGTACATTGGCTACAAACTTAGCATCGTATCCGTGGTTCTTTATCTTCTCGTCTAGTATTATTAACGCTTTCTTCATTACTATTGCGCCTGCTCCCTGCAACAAAGTATTTAAGGCCGCGTGTTCTGAGCGCACCGTAAGCTTACGTCCGTCTAGTGCTTTAACGAATCCGCTTGAAGCTTCTCGTTGTACTCTGTCTGTAAGCTTTTTAAATGATGGGAGATTATCAAAGAAGCGTTGTCTAAGTCCTTTCCCAACCGCTCTACCTCGTCCAACCACAGACCCAAGCTTTGCATCTCCGGCTCCGTATAAGAGGGCATAGATAAAAGTTTTCGCCTGACTTCTTGATTCAAGTTCAGCAAGGCGCTGATTAGCGGTGTGTATATCTCCGTTAAGTATTTCATTAGTATAGCCCTCATCGTTTAAGTAATGTGCAAGCATCCTAAGTTCTAAGCCTGAAGCATCAATCCCTACCAGACGATAGTCCTCTGGAACAGTCCAACAAGATCGGCAATCTTCGCCGAACGGTGACGAACTACTAGGAATCTGAGCCATGTTAGGATGTGAATGTGTCATACGCGATGTCACTGCACCGTTAGGATTGACGTACCCATGAACCCTGCCAGTGTCTTCGTTGAGTTCCTTGATCCAACTCTTAGTTTGAGCCAAGCGTTTCTGCAACATAAGATACTTAGCAATCAATGCGGCCTGCGGTATGTTCCTAACTTTATTTAAAGTTGACTCATCTACAATGGGTTGACCTGTAGGTGTATGCTTCTGAGGCTTCCAACCAAAACGAATTAGGTACTCGCCAATCTGCTTGCGTGACCCTAAGTTAAAAGGCGTTTCAGTTTTACGTGCGATAGGCTTAGAGTCCATGTCACAAAGTATACGTTCATACTCTTCGTCTGTTAGCCGTGTGCCTTTACCGTGCTGATCGGTTGCTGTCTTAGCTACTGCACCTGTCGCTGTGAACTTAGGTGTCAGTATCTGAGTAGTGACTACAGGCCGAAACTCTTCGTGAACCTCCTGCTCTAGATCGTGTAGCTTGGTTTCAAACATAGCCACTAAACCCATAACTTTCTCAAGGTCTAAGACAAAGCCGTTGGTGCGTTGCTGATCAATGATCTTAGCTACTGCGTGTTCTATCTGCACTGACTGTGGCGTGAACCCACGGCTCTCAAGCTTGAGTGCTTCATAGACTTTAGTATTAAGCAACACATCGTTCTTGCAGTACTCTAACATCTCTGGAGTATACTGCTCCCATGCATCTTCCTGATCACCAAAGTCTCCTTTCTTAAAACCTAGACGATAGCCCCAACCTTCAAGTCCGTGGTTGCCTTCGCGTGTTGGCTTGAAGAGTCGTGATAGCACTAAGGTATCTACAATCTTCTTGTCAAACAAATCAATTCCGGCAACCTTTTTAATTGCAGGGATGTCATAGCCTATCAGGTTGTGGCCGATCAGTTTAGTTGCAGAGCGCAGTAGTCCGTAGCCTTGCTCTAGTTGCGTGTTGTCGAACGTAAACACATCCTTTGTATCAACGTCTTGTGCCACAATACAATGTATCTTCGTAGGGTCTAAGCCGTCTGCTTCTATATCAAATACTAAATTACTCATATTATATCTCCATCAAACTGAGCCGCGTCATAATCATCCAACTCTCGTAGCCGCCCTGTCGCGCCATCATACAACAGGTTAGTAGCAACTCCAACATCTCCAGTGTACCTAGACTTCAGCACCCTGACCTTGGTGGTCGATGCCTCTATCTCATCGTCTGATTGTTGGTTGCGTTCAAGGCTGATAACACAATCACTTAGCTGAGCAATACTCTGGCTACCTCTAAGGTGATTAAGCCCTGTCTCGATGCCGTTCTCGTGGCCTCTATTGCCCTCAACCCTGCGGAGGTGTGACACTAGTATCATACCACAGCCTGTCTCCTCTACCATAGTCCTGAGTCGATGCATGATCTGGTCGATAGCTTTACGCTCGTCATTTTCAAGGGTTGATAGAACTAACATATGAAGGTGGTCAACTACAATCCATTTACAATCTAGACCTATAATCATGTAGCGTAGCTTACTGAAGATGTCTTCAAGGTTATTGACTCCGTGGTGTGCGTGAATCCAAACGCGCCCCTCGTTCTCGCCCATAAACACTTTCTTAAAGCACTCGTCTAGTTGTTCCTCCGTGTACTGAGACTTAACACTGTCAAGGTGTAGCTTAGCGTTAGCCTCGACTGCCATGATACCTTCGGCAGTGCGCGACCAGTTCTCTTCAAGAGCCACAACACCTACATTATCTTCGGTGTTTTCAATCAACCAGTGTTCGATCTCACGAGTGACAGAAGACTTGCCAAGACCAGTACCGCCTGTAAGTGTGACTAACTCACCCGCCCTAAGACCTTCTAGCTTTTTATTTAAGCCGCGCCAAGGATATGGTATAGCTGTTTTCTTTTCTGTCCGCAACTTTTGATAGGCTTTAAACTGTTCGGATAGATTCAACACGCCAGAAGGCGTATAGATTTTAGCGTCCCAGAAAGCACTGACGTATGCCGCGTGTCTACCTTGGCGTAACATATCGTTAGCATCTTTGTAGTCTACAGGCAGTGTCATGATCTTAGCTTTTTTGGGTGTCAGTAGTTTGGCTACGGCCTGAGCCGCTTCCTTACCATACTTATCATTGTCAAAATTAATGACTACAGAATCAAAAGACTCAAGGTACTCAAGGCTATTCTTAACGTCACCTATCCCGCCTTGTGCGCCTGACTTAATAGAAACGACAGGCCACTTAGAACCCATTAGTTCGTAAGCGGCCATCGCATCACATTCGCCTTCTGTTAAAGTTATAAACTTACCGCCTGCTTTAAACAGGTTCTCTCCAAACAAACCTACTTCCTTGGGACTTCCTGTCCACGCAAACTCTTTGTTCTGTTTACGTATCTTAGTTCCTGACAACTCGTGTCCATTGTAGTAGGGGTAGTAGTGCTTGTCTATCTTGCCGTTCAGTGTTGTTGATTTGACTCCGTACTTCTTAGCTGTAGCTAAGCTTATCTTGCGGTCAGTCAATTCATTAAACGTAGCTGTTGAACTGTTATTCATCTTGCTGTTCCTTTGATGTATTTCAAACTCCGTTTCTACATCATCATCTTGTTGCACTTCCGCTGTGCTATAGTTTGGTAAGTATGTCCTGCAACTGAAGCAGAACCCAGAGCCATTGTCGTTAACTGAAACTGGGTCACTGCCTCCACAAGCGGGACAAGGTAGCTTGTGTTTAACAAAAGGCATACGCCTTACTCCTCGTTGGTTTCCTCGTTAGAGGTTTCAATGATTGCATCATCTACTAGATGCTCGTCCATGCTACCAGTGAGAGTCATAATAGATGCGCGGGCTAGTGTCACGTTCAACTCTGCTTCGCGTAACTTACCTTGTGCGCTCACTAAGACTCCGAATACTGACTGTCCTTCGGGTGATAACTGACCTACGTCATATGTAACATCGTCTTTGATGTAGGTGTACTGTGGTGCGTCACTCATAATTCATCCTCCATTTCGTCTGCTTCTG